TAGATACTTTCCTGTCACCTGGTCACGAACCAAGAAGTTTAGGTTGCGACCAATGTTGCTGTTGTTCTTCATTGTTGAAATGAAATTACGAACAGTATTCCATCTTTCAGGCAAGTCTTTGCTTCGTTTCTTCTCAACTTCAAATTCTTTACCATCAATACCAATCTGCATATCTTTACCAGAATCATCTGTATATTCTAAAACAGGTTCTAGGTTAAGATAGTCTTCAGCATCTTTAGGAATCCAAATAGAGGCTTTAACTTCATCAACAACTTTTTGTTGGTTAGGATCAACTAATTGAGTTTCTTCGCCAAATAATGTATGATTAACAATCGTAGGATACTTTTCTTTTACTTCACACCATTTTTGATATAGTGTATATTCTTTAACATCCATTTGCGAAACATAGGAGAGGTCGTTAATGACTTGTTCTTTAAGAACCGCCTCATCAACATCTGCCAAAGATTCAACAGGATTTTCTTCTTGCCATTGGCGGTACTGTTCTTCTATATCTGCTTTTGCATCAATCATAATTTTTTATGTAATCTTTTAATTTTCTTAATCAACTTCTCTTGTTTTTGTTTTGCCATCTGCAAGGCCATTGGCCCAACACGTTCAGTAAATTTAACGCCATTCATATGGTCAAGTTCATGTTGGTAACATTTAGCAGTTAAACCTTCCATCTTAACTTCAACTTGTTTGCCTTCTTCATTATAATAACGAGCCATAATCCAATCTGGTCTTTCTATTTTAACAGATAAACCAGGAAAAGAGAGGCAACCTTCTTCTTCTTTAACCTTATTTGGAGATTCATCTATAATTTCAGGATTGATACACACAAGTTGGAAATGTTCCGTGCCAATAATAAACAACCTCTCAAATATGCCACATTGATTTGCCGAGAGACCTAGACCATTATGTGCCTTCATAGTCATCTTCATTCGCTTAATCAGTTTTGTTATAACTGGATTAGGCAAATTTCTAATATCGTGTTCAGGTATTTTTTGTGACAACATTGGATGTTGGTCATTGTATAACGGCAAAGGATCTAATACTTCCTCTTTGACTATACCTGATGTTGTGTCAATTGTTAAAATTTCACTCATGTTCTCATCACCCAATCTTCGCCGCAATCATTGGCATCATCTTCGTTGTTAAAAAATCTTGCCTCATTATAGTCTAAATCAGATTCAAAAAGCAAGGCCATATACTTATCTTTGCCAGTAATTTTATCCTGGCTTTCAAGATAGTATATTCTAGCATTTTTAGTGCCTTCAGTAAACTCAGTTAAATATTTCATTTCATTATCCTTGAAAAGTTTTTTACCTTCTCAAATCGAATCACACTACGGAATTTATCCTGCAATATATCACCTTTATGAGAGATAACAAATACATTGGTACCCTCCAACATATGGAGAATATTCATCAGATACTCTGTACCATTAGCATCTAATGATGAATCAAATACTTCATCTAAAATTAATAAATTAGTGTTGGCAGAGTTCTTCAGTTTAGCAACAGCACGCCAACTAAACAATAATGCCAAATCAATCTTTTGTTTCTCACCTTCACTAAATGAAGCATAGGTAAAATCATCACGGTGTCTGGACTTGATGGTCTCTTTGAATGATTCATCAAGATTAAAGTTCACAAAGAAATCAAACGAAGCAAGATACTTATTTACCAACTTATTAATGATTGGTAAGTATTGTTTAATAATCTTTGTTTTAATACCTGTGTCTTTCAATAGACCTGCAGCCACTTCATAGTATGCCTTCTCATCTATAAGGTCACATAAATGTTGTTTTAACTCTTTTAATGTATCATTTATGTTACTTAATTCTTGTTCTTCTTTTTCAGTAGAAGTTGTATTTGTTTTAAGTTCTTCTAGTTGCTTTTCTAAACGCTTAATGTATTTGTTTGTTTCGGTAATAGAAGTATTATTGGTAGCAATCTTAATTTGTAATGCTTGAATCTTCTTTTGAGTTTCATTGATAACATTTAACTTTGCTTGTTCTTCTAATAACTTCTTTTCTAATTCTTTAAGTCCGTGGTCACATTCACCAACTTTGGTATTAAGAGAGGTAAGCTCCTTCTCTTTAAATTCCATGGCAATGGCTTGCCTACAAGTTGGACAATCGTCATTGTGTTGAAAGAAACTGATATCCTTTCGAAATTTGGATAAGTTGATTTCAATTTGCGATTCAAGTTTTGTAATCTTTTTAACCTTAACATCAGTTTCATCCTTGGCATCAACCAATACTTGTAACTCGGTGACATTGTTGGAGAATTCTTCAATCTGGCTTGCCAGCGTGGATATTGTAAGCGTATTGTTCGCAATCTCACCTTCATATTCTTTTACCTTTTCTTCATTGTTCTGTTTCAAACCATCAAGATGTTTCTTTTGTAGGTCATATTTCTGTTGACCCAATTCAATATCATATTTTTTATTTGTAGTAAGGTCTTTATTATTAATTGCTTTATCTTTAAGAATATTATTCATAGCCGAAAAGATTTGAATGTCTAATAAATCTTCAATGATTGTTCTTCTATCACCTGGTGATAATTGCATAAATGGTGTAAACGATGCCGAGCCAAGAATAACAATCTGCGTAAATGATTTGTAGTTTAATTTAATAATAAATTTTTCAAGATGCTCTTGGTAATCTCTCACAGCAGCTTCTTGATTAATCATAACACCATCACACCAGATTTCAAAGATGTTTGGTTTAATACCACGAACAATCTTATATGATTTATTGCCTGTATCAAACTCAACTTCAACAACACAATCTTTACCATTAATGGAGTTTAATAGTTGTGGTTTATTTACCGAGCGAAACGGTTTGCCAAACAAAGCAAAACACAACGCATCAAGCATTGTAGATTTACCTGCACCATTTTGACCAACTATTAGTGTATTAGGCGATTTATCAAATTGTAGTTCAGTAAAATAGTTACCTGTGGAAAGAAAGTTCCTCCACCTAATCTTGCGAAATAGAATCATTCGGTTTCTGTGTTGAGAGCTTCAACATATAGCTCTTTCATTAAAGTTTTAAGTTTATCATTTTCAACAGTTAATGTTAAATTATCAATATACTTGCTCAAGATAGTCATAGTGTCCTCAGCTTGGTCAATTAGCTCTTGGTCATTTTCAATAATAGTTTCGGTAAAGTCCTCAACGATTGATATATCACCAACTCCTGCCTTATATAAGTTATCAATAACATTATCAAACAGGTAAGGGTTCTGTTTATTTAATACAACAACTTTAATATAGGCATCTTTCAAAGAATCATAATCATATGCTTTCCAATATTCAAAATCATGGACAGCATCATCATAATTAATCTTGTGGAACATTTTATTTGGATTAGGAACAAAAGTCAACTCCCTTGTTTCAGTATCAAATATATGGAATCCTCGTTGGTCATTATAATCTGCCCAAGTAATTTCATATTGATTACCAAGATATGAGATATTGCCATCTGAAGATTTATGGTGAAAATGGCCAGACAACACAATATCGAATCTATCAAACATAGCTTTATCCAGGCCTGTATGACAAATATTACCTCTGTCCATTTCAAAACCAGAAATTTCAAAGTGACCAAATACAACTTGTGTTTTAGTTTCTTTTAAGAATTGTAATGTTTGTTCATAATTACCAGAATTAATCCATGGTACCATAGCAACATCACAACCATCATAATTAATAGTTAGAGGGTCAATATAAACATTAATGTTATTGTAATGGTCAAACAATTCATTCATAGCATTAATCTCATTGGTATTTTTGTAAGTAACGTCATGGTTACCAACAATTACATCCATAGTAATGCCTTTATCTCTGATTACATCAAAAAATCGTTTACGCCATGAATTGAGTGTTACAAACGAAATAAACTTTCTGCGGTCAACAACATCGCCTAAATGGCAAATGTGTTTAATCCCTTGTTCTTCAAGGTAAGGAAAGAATGTGCCTTCCCAAAACTTAAAGAAATATTCATTAAATCGTGGATCATCACCACGAGCACCAGCGTGTGTGTCATTAATAAGAGCCAGCTTCAAATTTTGTGTTCCTCAATATATTCAATCATTTTTTTAACTCTATCAGAATCTTCTTTTAATAAACCTAAAGCAGTATTACAATTGCTACACAAAAGACTTCTAATCTTACCAGAATTATGGCAATGGTCTATATGTAATCTTTTAGCTTGTGATGTGTGGTGTGAACCGCAAATATAACATAAACCATTTTGTTTGTCAAGCAATTCATTATATTCAGATAGTGTAATTCCATAATTTGCCATCATTTGGCGATTTACGGCTTTATCTTTGTTTTTCTGATAATATTCTGCCATTGCCGCTTTGCGTTCTGGTGAGTTATTATATTTTTCTAGTGTTTTCTTTCTTTTTTCAGGGGTTGTTCGCATACTGTTCTCCTATAAGGTATCATTAATATTTATAAAAAAACAATATTCAACGATACTTTATTGATTAGGATTCTCTAAATCATCCTCTGAAATAATTTCCTCCGCATTAAGAAACTTTTCTAGTCCTTTTGTTTTTGTTTTTTTCTTTTTCTCTTTAGCTTCTTCAAAGGTTACAATAAACTCGGCGATGTTATCGTAAAGTTCAAACTGCCTCATATTGCCTTCGGCATCTTCATACATTTCTCCTTCATCTAAAAGACCAAACTGTTGAGTTGCCTTATATTTGACATACAACTGTTTTTTCTCCTTTGTAATTCTACGGAGAAATGCAAAGTAAATAATCTGTGTGAAGTAAGCAAATGGATTTTTTGATTTTGTTTCGTCAAAGTTACGGAAGTATTGGATACAATTCTCAATACCATCAGCAATCATTTCATCACGGAATGAATATGATACAAAATTAGGCTTACGGGATAAGTGTTCTGCGATTTTAAGGAAACATTCACCAACATAATTTGGAATTGGTGGGTCTTCCTTATCGCTCTGTGCCGCTTCTTTACATCTCTTTTTATAATCAATCAGAGATGCCAAAAAATCAGCATTATTGACATAGTGTTTTTTACTCATAATAATTTAATAATCCTAATTTGTTGCCACTCAATTCAATTGTTACTCTATCATATAATCTTAAAACTCTTTTCTTATATTCAAAACCAAGTAATCCTGCCTTCTCAGCTTTATCATATGGAGGAATTTTACCAATACTTGTGTATTGTTCTGAAGTCAAATCAATAATTGTGCCTAATTTATCTTGTATCCACCAATGGTAAATTTCACCATCGAATCCTCGGTACATATTAACTGCCTTAGAACCGAATATTTTATATAAACATCCTGCTGCATTATGGCAATGGCCAAAGGTTGGATTCTTTTCGTTTCTAACAATCCATGACTTTGGTAATAAATCAGGACTCAGATTTCGTTTAATGATATCTGATACAAGTTTTAAATTTTCATTATTATACTCTAACATAATAACCATTATATCACAAAAATATTATAAAGCAAGCTTATTAGGAAGTATTGCTTATGATTGCCTCATTTAGTGCTTGACAACTGTTAAAGTGGCGGTGTTGGGTTTGCAAATTAGATATAAACCAATACCTAATGTAATAGCTTCTTCTTAACATCCTTCCTAAGTTCTTCTAATTCTTCCATCGCTTGAAATTCTTCCTCTTCGGACATTTCATCATCATACTCATCGGTAATATCTGTTAGACTTTGGCCGTGCATTTCTTCTTGTAACAAATCTTCTTGCACTTCTTTTACCGTAGTGGTATAGTAATCAATGATTTGTGTCTTAGGTTGAAAGATTGAGAGTATATCCGATTCAAACAACCAAGCTTCATTCTTCTCTACCAGTTCTAAAGGTAACCAAGGACTCATAAGCATTACTGCTCTGCCAGTAGGCATTCTCTTAAACATCAAAGTCATCGGATTGGTTAACAGTACCGATGAATCTCCATCTACCTGTGTATAATCTGCAATAACATCTTCACCACTTTGTAGTCTTACTATTTTAATGTTATCCATTTTTTAGCTCTATGTTGTAAAACTTGTAGTTGAACTTTTCTTCATCATATATTTTAACACGCTCAATAAAATGTTTTAAGGTGTAATTGGCAAATTTGCCTATACGGAAGTCATCAGATATATCAAATAGTGTTGCTTCTTCTTTATCGTCTCCTAAACG